GACGGGCAAGCTCGGTACGTGACATAATATGGCGCTGAAAAACATACCTCAGGTCTTCGGGCATAGTAGCCGCCATGTCTGGGTAAATATCCCACACAGAAACGGACTCAACATAGGGCAACATTTCCTGTGCCGTCTGCGGAATCCATTGACCGTCCTGCCCAAGCGACCACACCGTCTTGTCTCGGTAGTCAACAAGTGGCCCCTTAAGGATGCCTGTTCCGTACAAGTTGCCACTATGAACGACCTGACGCATAACATCACGGTACTTTGATTCTTTGAGCTGATCCATAATACGCCGCGCCATACGTTCAGCACGCTTCTTCGCTTCCTCATTGACAATAAGCTGAATGTCATCAGGAGTAGGCTGACGCTGTGCCTTCATTGTCCACTCCTGCACCGCCTGATGCACCACCTCAAGGGGCAGCTTTGGGTCTGGAGTGGGGGCGACGGACCAGTTCATCTCGCCATTAGAGGGAAACTCAAGGTCCATGATACGTGCGTCAACGGCGTTAACCTTTGTACGTGTCAGGGCGATAAACGCCTTCGACCTGCCAGTCCTCATCTTCGCCTTGATCTCGCTACTATAGATACCCTTGTATTGCCGAAGGTCCTCCATGAAGCGTCCCTCAACATCGAGCTTATCCTTCTCGGCTTGACCAAAGAGAGAGAAGAGGTGTCCGCCTAGATTGAATGACGAAATATCTTCACCGCTAGGGTCATCGGCCAGGACCTCGTTGTCATCAACTGTCAGGGCGTCGAATGCCTCATCGAATGACGCTGGCTCTTGTGGCATTACCCCTGTGATCTGCGGCTCGTCCTGCGGTGTCGCTGGCTTATTAAATACATCTTTCTTTCTTGCCATCTATGTTATCCTGTGTTGTTAATTTGTTAACATTGGAGCGGGCCTGTTAATATCCCGCAACGTCATCCATCGGCCTAGTCGTTGCCGTCCGTCTATTTCTAGTAGCCGCCTTGAGCATCCTGCTTCGCTGTTCTGAGAGTGAAAGGGCGAGATACTGAAGTAGAAATGCTGGCTTGCCGTCAACCATCTTATTTAAGAATCCAGCAACAGCCTCGCGTCGTGCAGTGAAGTCGTTTGTCCAAGCTGGCTCTGTGGGAATACCTGCGGCCTTAAGCTCATCAAGACAGGTACTTTCATTGCTCTGCGCTCGTTGCACACCTGCGGGGTCGCCTGTCGAGTGGATGGAGAACTTTGAATAATGACTTGACAGATAGGGCACGACAACTTCATTGGCGAACTGCCTAATACCCATGTTGTCGGAAACTATTTCATCAAGGATAATGAGCTGGCCCCGTGGCGATAGTTGCCCAATAATGCACGATGGTGTCAGCCCGAAGTCCCACCCGAGCATGATCGGAACCTTTTCAAGTGGTGCCACTTCGGCATCTGGACAGTGAGTGAGGTCGGAATACTCTGGATAGACGGGCTTACCATCCATGACCGCGCCGTATTCACCCATCAGGTAGACCTTAATCCATTCGTGATCCTTACCAGGAATCTGTCTCAAATAGTAGTCCATGCCCATCGTGTGATTCTTGATATTCTCAGCAAGTGGGTTAGGGCGGTAGGTCTTGCCGTCAAACGTGATCGCGCCTGGCTGTCTATAGAACCTGTAACCTTGAGGCCGCTCCTCCTCTGCGAGAGAGTAGTACCAATGGTCCTCGTCCATCGGGTTGGTGTCCATTATGATGCCAGACCAATAAGGCTTGCCGCCCATTTTGATCTTGGAGGGATAACGACCAACACGGCCCGTCAGCATGGTTAGAACGCTCTTGTCGATCTCCTTTGCCTCGTTGATCCACCCACCCGTTAGTTCGAGAGAGAGCAGTTTCTTAACGTCCTGCGGTCTGTCGAGGGCTAAGAAGATAACCTCGAAGTCTAGCCCTGTGCCGTCTCCGAGGTCTTTAATGGTCATCGTACCCGTGATTGGTACGTCCCATTTTATCTTACAAACATTCGGTGGAAGCCACTCTTCAAATGTTTTAATAAGTGTGCTTTTAAGTTCTGGATAAGTCTGTGAGCTAACATGATACTTACCATTGCGCCTAACTAAAACCTTGTGCGTTGACACCTCGACACAGTAAACCATGCCATCGTACTGTTGCTTGTACCATCCACGAGTCTTTGGATTAGTCCTTTCTGGCGAGATAAAAGATAGCCAGTACTCCGTGTTGCCAACGCCATGCGAACCTTCCCGTACTTCGCGCTCTCTGCTATAAAGGTTTGTTGCTAGGCCAACTGCTTAGATGATGTGTAAGCAGTGACAGTCTTGCCACCACCAGCAACTCCACCATCGCCCATGAGAAAGCCCCGAAGGAAGGCTGCAATGCAAAGCGGCGGGGCATCCTTCACATACTGCGGAACAAACTTGTCTCTAGCTCCACCATACTCACAAAGCTCGTTAATTAACTTACGGGTATCTGGCGTAACATTAACGACAAAGTTATATCCACCGTCAACTCGTGCGTTGCGACTATAGGGAAGCCCTGCCCGTTCAAGTACACGCCTGGCATACCATGCGTCGTTGCAAGTTGTGAGAACTAGCCTGCGCCTAACATAGCCGTCAGTCTTGCTTTCGTATTTTCCACAACTACCCTCTGCAAACCAGTAGCCCAAGAACTCGAAGAAGTCCTCACTATAGTTTACACCGTCATGTTTAACGCCTTCCCATCTACACTTTCTCAGAAGTTTCCGATTAAGCTTCCCGTATGCGGTCTTTGCAAACTCGAAGTCGTAGGGTAGCCATTCTTGCCTACGACCAACACACTTAGAGGTGTAAACCTTGTGGTCTGGGGTAACGAGCATATCACCACCCTCACAGTCCAGACCAACCATCTCACCCTTGTAGTGCGCCGCGTAATGATATGACGGCTTCTCAAATCCAAGTGTGTGCCCTTCGTAAATAGTTGCGACCTTATCGTCTTCGGTAAGGTTCTTAAATAATTGCCACCCTCGTTGCTCCGTCAGTATCTCCGTCTGGTCATCGAAGCAGTTACGTATAGCGGCCCACCTAGAGCGCCTTACTCCGTCTGTGCATGGTGGCTGAGCAATGGCCCTTGCCAACATTTCTATGGTACACGCAACGGACTTGCCACTACCAATAGGCCCCATAAGTCCGCGCACAAAGCTGTTGTCACTATGGAAGTATTGGGCGGTCGGCTCGGCTACATATTTAACTGTCAGCATCTCTCTCAACCTTGGCCTCGTTAAGGCACTCAATAAACTCCATCATTTCATCGTGCGAAAGGATGCGCCTAGTCTCCTTCTGCACCCGCTCAACTGCGCGTGACTTCCTAGCCTTGTTAATAGTCCGTGGCCTTTTGTATGTCCTACTCATCTACAATCTCTCTCTCCGTGATGTACCTGTCTACCTGCAAGAGGTATAACCCTAGTTTCTCTGTGTTGTGACGATCTAGGCACATGCCGCCGTCATCTGTAACTGTTACGTCTAATATCGGTCTTATCGGTATCGCGTAGCGCGTCGTTGGCTGTTGCCTCGGAGCGCACGCTGTCGTTGTGACGAGTACCAAACATATCAGCAATGAAGCGGCCAGGGTTCTCATGGAGCCTAGCCGCCTCGTCCTTTTCTCTTCGTGCGTCATCCTCGAACTTCTTCCTATTGACCGCGTTTACTACCGCGACACTAATAAGCGTTAACAAGTTAACAATAGCGCCTAGTAACTTGAGCATATTGCGTTACTTCTTCGCCTTGCCAAACACCAACGCCAGTACCTCAATGACCCTATAGACCTTGCCCCACTTAGTAGAGGGGTCGGGGGTCTTGGTGCCAGCAGTGATGAGTGACGCCACAATAACGACCGCTCCCGCAATGGTAATGAACTGTTCGCCAATACCAATGTACTGAGGCGGTACGACCTGATTGATTACTTGGGCCGTCGCATTGGCGACTGTCTCAACAATTTGAACAATCTCGACTGTCTCGTTTGTCATCTCTATTACCTCTCTTAGCTACGCGCTCTGCGTAGTGTATTCGTGCGTGACAGAAGGCGCAGACGTAGATTGTCTTGCGTAACTCTGCCGCTACCTTCCTCCACGCCGTTTCTAGCGCGAGGCCCTTAATGTTCTTTGGAAATGACGATAGCTTGAAAGACTTTGTGGCGGGCTGGATATGATGATGGTGAAATGCAGCCCTAGTAGCCTCGTCTTGTTTAGCTCCACACATGGCGCACTGACACTTTGTTATGGCGTCGATGCGGCTCTGTATGACGCTGTTAATTTCTGTGCGTGTCAATTATGTGGTGTCATGTTGGTCCTAAGTTATTAATTGTGCGTTGTTAGTATTATTGAATGGTCTAGTGTGAAAATAGAAGTGACGCCGTAGTAGTGCGTAGTTATTACGAACACACTATTAGTATCTTTGAATGGTCTGGACGTAAAATTACGTGAGCGATAAAGATACTACACGCGTACACGGGGGCGGGTGGGTTGGTCCCGCATGGGGGGGGGCCTCCACAGATAGGGGCAGCGGCCATACCAATTGACTATTGATCAAGAGGTACTGAACAAATAGTCAATAATCCTAGACACCTACGCTATTTCCGACTGCCAAGGTCCAGATTGAAGGTCACAGCTCCAGCCGTGTCTAAGTCGACCTGTACCGCTTTTTGCTTGGAATATCGGTAGTTTAGCAATTCTTTGAGTAAATCCGCCCTGATACGGTCACTTGTCTCTGGATTGCCAAGTATATCAGCGATTTGCGCGACTAGATCGATGCCGTGACTTGCCAGCGCATCATGTAAGTCTGTGATATTATTACCTTTCTTCCCTCGTCTCTTACTCATCTTACATAACCTCCTGTAATCATTGAACATTTTATTCCCTCAACCAGCCCCGAACTATCGTAAACCACCGACATAACACGCAATAAACTGAAGCGGACTAGTGGCCTTTGCCATATCTATCACGTAAACCATCGACATAATTAACCTATTTTAGACGCCCCCCTCATATTTACTGCCGACACGTCAAAACTATTTGACTTTTGCCACAAACCATGAAACAACGAAGTCAACAAGTCGGACATTTCAACGAAACGGTTGAACGGCTTGGGCGGCTCTTTCATATATGACTTGACGGCGTTAACGAGTTAACGGGCATAAGCCGAAAATAACTTGACAAGACCGAAAAGTTATGAGACAAGGGAGCCAACAAAGACGAGAAAAGAAAAGGTCCTCATAACAGGACGCCGCGCAACGAGGCGCGATGCCCCCCGCCGACCATAGTATTGTGGGACGGGACCACGGGCAAAGCTAATCAAGCGGAATGCTCTCATACAATCAAATAGTTGAATGCACCTAGGCGTCAGGTACAAGTCAGGCGAAGTAACCGCCTGTCCGACTGGCCTGACATAACCTAGGGCAAAAGTGGGCCTCATAAGCCCGACACGTAAGCCCAAGGGGGCGACTACGTGGAGACATAGAACCCCCCCGCGTTGTTCTGTTTGTTAAGACGACCACAAGGG